TAGCATAACCGCCACCCATCCACTCACCATCTTCAAATTCACGAATTTCTATATTTCCATCTGGTTTGCTTTGGCCATCAATAGATAATTCATTTTCTCCCATTAACGATACTTCAATATGTTTCATTTTTTAACCTTCTCTTCTAGTTTTATAATACTACTCCTTTTCTCACTTAAAGTCAATACCCTTTCTTGCTCAATCATGTCAATAATTAAACTTGTTATAGATACTTCTTTACTGAGAACACCAATCTTTTTTTGTAATTGTAGAAGTGTTTCTTTATAGTAATCTATCTCTTGTTCTTTTTTAAGCTTAGATTCTATTAAATCAGAGAGTGATATTATATCACTTGTCATCGGTGATCGCCACTTCCACCAATCTTACCACGTTCCATTCTAGACTTTAGTTTGTCTACATTTGCCTGTGCAACCTCTTCAAGCGTCACACCAAGGTCATCAGCGAGTGCTGAGATGTACCAGAGTACATCACCTAACTCTAAACCTACACCATCAAGAGACTTACCATCTCTAATGTTCTTCTTTACTTTTTCAGCAACCTCACCAGCTTCTCCACACAATCCTAGTGTTGGATAAGTTATTTTACACTCATCTGGATATATTGCTGTTGATCGTGCAAACTCTTGGTATTCATCAAACGTCATAACTTATTTGTCCCACTTATAAAAAATATGATCCTGTACTTCTACAGTCTTAGTTTTAGTTTTACTCCAAGCTGGTTTCACATAGTCAGCGTGATAGAATAGAGCACCATCTGTAATATCTGGAATTATAACATCATTATACAACAATGTTTTGGCTATTGTCAATAGTCTTTTGTAAGTTTCTTTATCAGTAGGAACATCACTCTTGCCATCACAGAACCATGAAAATTGGCACTTATCACGAATTGGAATCATCTTGTTTTTATCTTTCCAAGATGGGCGGGTTTGTGCTTGTTTGATCACTCCACATATATTATTAGGGAATCTTTCATCTGCAACCCTATTCATAACAACTGAAGATACTGCTAACAAACCAGCAGTACCCTGCCCTCTTGCTTCATGATACATATTCATTGCAAGACATTCAACTGATTTTTCATTAACTGTAGGTAAAGGTTCTTTAGCATTTACAGGACTAATCAACATAAGTCCACCTAATAATATCTCATTAATCATAATTTAACTCCACAATTTATTTCTTTATATTTTTTTGACAAAGGGCCTTCCATTCGATATGCTTCAACTTCCCAAGGTTGTTTGGCATAGTCAACATCACTATAGTTACGATATTTACCATCCTTACATTTCCAAAATCTTTTACTTGCTCTATCTTTTATTTTAAGAGTTGATCCTTGATATACATGAACCATCTCATGAGCTAAAGTTTCTATAAATTCTTCTTCAGTCAAAGTTTTTTCAATCTCTAAGTGATATTCCCGATTATTATCACCCTCTACAAACCAACCAACAGCATCTTGACCTTTTAAGCTGATAAGAGAAACTTCTATGCATAGGGTTTTCATACGAGGCATGAGCTCTTTAATGCAGAAATTAACAACATTCTCGGCAAGAATACGCCGAGATTTGTAAGAACCTTCTACAATAACTTTATTCATACTGAAAACATCTCATTAATATGAATCGTAAGAAAAATTAAAAGAAATAGAAATTCTTGGATCAGTATTTTTATTAGGCAAAACCATGTGCTCAAGATACGATCTAAATAATATCAACATACCTTCTTTCGGTTTAATAATTATTCTTTTGGTGTTTAATATATCTGTTGGATTACCAGAATTTTTTCTTATTAATGGCATCATATCTGGCCCTCTTGGGTTATTAAATACAAGTGCTCCAGAACCTTCTGGTGTTTTTACATAGTAAATGCCACTAATTATTCTTCCTTCATGGCAATGAAATTCTTGAAAGTTTCCTAGTAATGATATATTTGCCCATGATTCTTTGCAAACAAGACCTTGATTAGCATCGTGTTGTGCAGCAAAATTATTAACGTGATCTTTTACAATAGTATTTAACGGATAAAATATTTCATTTTCTTTTAATCCATCATGTAGGGGGCCACAAGTGGTGTAAGTATCTCCCGGCCAATAGGTTGACTGTATAGGATTATTCTCTTTTACTTTAAGTAATTCATCTGCCCATTTTACATTTTGTTCTTTAGAAAACATATTTTCTACATTATAAATTGGTGTAGGAAAATATAGTTCTATATTATAATTTTCATTCATACGAACATTATAAATGATGCAATAACCATACCGAATATGATAAATCCACCAACCATGTCTTCAACAATTTTTTTATTAAATATATTCATTTTTTTAACTTTCAATAACTTCATGTTTTTCTACATCATCAGCAGCAAGACGTAACCATTCAACAAGTTCTTCACGACTTTTTGCTGAAAAATATGGGCTATCCGAATAATATCCAGTTGAAAATGATTCAACTAACTCAACACCTTCTTCACAAGTAGCGGCTGCATAGTTCCATTTCATTGATTATTCTCCACAAAATTCAGTATATAGTTTAGAAACATATTCTTCATCAACAAAAACAAATTCTGCTCTGCAATAAGAAATAACATCTTCAACTGTTTTTGCATCATTCTCTAATGCAGAAACAACCATATCTTCTAAATCCATTGACAAATCTTTCATTCCACTCATATCAATATTCTCCTATACCAAATACAAAGGGCCAGTCCACTGGATGGCAAAACCACCCTCAAGGACGTTTCCACGAGCAGCATTACGTGCAGGCGCACTATAACCAGCAGCTTTCAATAAGTCACCTTTTTTGAATTTTTTGTCATTGTCAGTGTTGACAACAAAACCCCAAGTGCCACCGCTTTCATTAGAAATCTTAATGTACTTAGAACCGTTCTTAACAGTGAAACTATTCTTGAAATCTTCATCCATTTTAAGGCGAATTTCAGATTTTCCACCCAATTTATTTGCCCAACCAACATAGTCAGCAACTGCTGCAGCAAGCATATTTTCTATACCAGCTTCAACAGTCTTAAAAGTTTTTCTAATTTCAGTAGTCATAATATAATCTCTTTCTTTGTTTCGTTTCCAAGAGAAGAATCCCTCTCTTGATTATTACTAATAGTAACACATAGAATAACATTTGTCAATAGAAATCGTACATGGTAAGTCATTGATATTAAACAAAACTCAAAAAAAGATTAAATTAATTTAGCGGCCTTGTCTGGGATCAGGGCCATCCATCTGCATATATTCATCATTCCAACCAAAAGCTTCCTTCACAACTGGTTCTGATAGACCTTTATATTTCTGATGTAGTACCTTGTCTTTGGCTGCACATAGAACATCTGCTTCACTTTCATGCAAACCTTCAAGCATCTGTACAAACATTAATTCACGTTTGTTCTGAGTAATACTAGCATTGCCACCCTCAAGGAAATGGTATAGTTTACGAGACTCATATGCAAGAACAGAATGTTCTGTTCCTTCTGGAGCATCATTACGTGCATATGGAACATCGCCCTCTGGTAATAACCACTTAATCTTAGGATCAAAAGCAGATTTAATTACCATGCGAAGCGAGTCACTATTATTTTGTTGAAGAAAGCTTACCTTTTCTTTCTTCGATTTGATTTTTGAAACCTTGTCTAAAATTTCTGATATTAACAATTCCATTATTAAAATTCTCCTATGGATTCTGTAAGTGTTTTTAGTCTTTGTTTTATAAAGTAGTTTAATATTTTACTGCGACTGTTCTCTGGCGCTTCCTTATATGTATCTAGTATCTCTGACCGGAGCTCTTCTGGAATACATCCTAAATCAATCAAAGTTTTATTCCTTTGAAAGTTTCTTTTGATTTCATCGTTAGGAAAGTTACCGTCTACCATTGCAGCTATCTTCTTCTTACTTAGTGGTTTCTGTCGAATGCCATCTACAAAAGAATTGTCTGGTGAAAGAACATTAGGAACACCATCACTTGTATCACCTTTCAATACGTGTTCTTTTAAATAGTCATCTGGATTAAAACCATTTATCATTTTCTTGGTGATAGGGCTGTACTGTTTAACATTTGGATATTTCTGTAACTGAATGAAATCTTTATCACCAGAAAGTATCATAACTTCATCAGAAGATTCTGCACAAAGAACAGCAATAATATCATCAGCTTCAGCACCATACACTTCTAAGAACTTGTATGGCATATTGTTCTTTATCTCTTCTTTGATTTTGTTAAGGCAACTAAATATACTATCCCAATTTTT